ACTTTTACATGGGAATGCCCAGAAATACATGAAGAATATACTGCTCAAAGAAAAATTACTTTTGAATTAAAAGATGAAGCAACATTAGATGAAATGCTTGAAGCGTACACTGATTTCTTAAAGAGTTTGGGTTATCAGGTTCCTGAAAATAGTTGTTTACTTTTCGATCAAGATGATGTACAATATACTAATAATGTAACTCCGCTTAAAAGAGGTGAAGATGAGTAATGATTGGGTAAAAGATATTAATGATATGCATGTTAAGTTTGGTGTGCATGATTGGGTAGATAAGAATTTAGATAATAAAGAACTAATGTCTAAATTTTTGAAATTTCGTATGGCCTTTCTTGAAGAAGAATTGGCAGAAACTCAAAAAGCAGTAAATGAAGATAAAGATCCAGATGAAATTGTTGATGGTCTTATTGATCTATGCGTTGTTGCTATTGGCACACTAGATGCTTTTGGTGTGAATTCTTATCGTGCTTGGAATAGAGTCCATACTGCAAATATGGCTAAGACTCCAGGCGAAAAGAAAGAAAGACCAAATCCTTTGGGATTGCCTGATTTGATTAAGCCTGAAGGATGGGAGGCACCTACGCATGTCGACAACATCGGCAATATCACTAACGCTCTTTAATAGCATTTTTGATAATAAAACTGAAAAACGGGTTGACTTAAAAGATTTTGATTCATTTGAAAGAGTCTTATTTGATCTTTCAGAAAGAAAATTAGCAACTAAAAAAGATGCAGAACTTATGTCTCCAGCCACCTATGTGGTGGGGACTACCCGAGCAAATGATAATGTATTAGAGTGGAGTGGCTGGTGTGCAGTTGATGTCGATGAATTTGTATGCGATGGAGATTTAAAAGATGAGTTATACAGTAGATTTCCTAATTTTCGGTTTATTTGCTATAGTACTGCTAGCAGCACCATTGATTTTCCGAAGTTCCGTCTTGTCTTTCCACTTACGAAAGCTGTGCGAGGAGATCGAATCAAAAAATTTTGGTATGCACTACAAACAGAGCTCGGAAATCTCGGAGATAGACAAACTAAAGATTTATCACGGATGTATTACATCCCTGCGAACTACGCTGGTGCTAACAATTTTATTTTCAATAGTGATGCTCGTGAACCTATTGACCCTGATGAATTAATCTTTAAACATCCTATGCCAGAAAAATCTTCATTGAATAATTTCTTTGATAGATTACCAGAGTCTATGCAACAACAAATTGTTGAGCATCGTAAAGCTAAATTAGATGCTAGTTTTACTTGGTCATCTTACCATGATTGCCCATTCTGGCCAAAAAATCTAGCTGCAGAATATTCTAGCATAAGTAGAACTGGTTGGTATCATAAAATGTACCAGATTATGGTAGCAGTTGCTGGGCATGCGATTGATAAGAGATATGCTATTACGTCTGATGAAGTATCTCAGCTCTGTCGCCAATTTGATGAAGAAACTGGTAATTGGTATAAAAACAGACCAATGGACAAAGAAGCTGATCGTGCCATTGAATATGTGTATAAAAATATGTGATGAGTAATATATACGATTTTGAATTTTATCAGAAGAAAAAAGAAGATAAAAAGATCGATGATAGTACTAGAGAACTAATAGATCTTCTTGATTCTTTATGCGCCATTGAAGGTGAAACATTTCAAGTTGCTGTTGAAGACGAAGATGGCAATAGAACTATGGTAGATATAAATGAGTTAAAAAATTCGTTTATAGTCTCTCCAGATAATGATAATTAAATGCACTTTTTTTGAAATTAAGTGCATTTTTTTGTTTACAAACCCGACTTTTCATGGTATAATATACTTATAAAATGAAAAAAGGTAATGAGGAGTCTACCATGATTGAATTTAAAGCTCGTGAAATCCCACATACAAATTGGCAAGAGATTGTTGCTTATTGTCAGAGTCTATCTTCAGATCTTCCTACTGAAGCTGTAGTGTATAAAGTTGCAAAAGATCTTGGATATATTATTGATCCAATCGATGCTGGTTTAGCTTCAATCAAGTTTTAAGGGAGATCATATTATGAATGTTGTTGATACTCGTCATGGTTATCCTTATGATCGTGGAATGGCTGATAGTTATTATCGCCGCCCATATAACCCGCACTACTATAAAGATGGAACATATAATGGTCAGCCGGTTGAATGTCGCGACATGTCAGCTGCTGAAATTGTAGCTTATACTAAAGGCTTTGAAGAAAACGAAGCTGCTGGAAATCATAAGGAGTGGTAATAATGAATACGTCAGGTTTTTATACAGATCTTATTGAAGGCATCCAACAAGTTGCTCCACTAGTAGCTGCTCGATGGAATCAAGAAAAACTACCAGCTGCAAAAGCTTGGTATGGTAAAGAACTATACGAAGTTCTTGATGAAGTAGATTCTAGCCAAAGATCTGCAGAACGCAGTAAGCAAGTAAATATTCCATTGAATACTCTATTCATCGATTCATTGAAAGAAATTGGTATAGATATTTACGAAGAAATGGCTGATGGCTATGATCATGTCTACAAAGGTGTTCCTATTGAAGATAAGAATGCTTGTTCACAAGATCCATCAAACCGTCAGTGGGTCGGTAATAATAATGGTGGTAAGAAAGTTGATGTCCATCTATTAAAAAGATTTCAATTCGATGATAAAATGCGTATTATTGGTATGCATGTCTCTATTGTAGATCTTTCTTTAACCACACAAAAATGGAAGGATACTGGTGGTGCGCGCAGCACTTTATCCTTTACAAGAGCTGATAAACCTGGTATAATTACTGTATTAGGTGAATGGACTGAAAAGCGTATTAATATTTTTCCAACATGGGAGTCTGTAGATGAAGGAATCTGTTAAAGTTTTGCAAGAATGTGCAGAGCTGCAAACTAAAAAATCTCAAGATTATCAAAATGAGAATTCGAATATTGTTCAAGCAATGCATTATCGTCGTGGCGTAGATACTATCCATGATATGATTTCACAAAAACTTATTCGTGCTCAATCGCTTCTTGAAGCTGGTGGTGATCCACAATTTGAATCTCTTGAAGACACATATAAAGATATGATTAATTATTGTTCCTTTGCTGTATCATATATTCGTGGTAAGATGGAAGGTCAAAATGCTAATCATAATATGTTTAATAAACCAAAATCTGCAACTGCAACAATCAAGGTGAGTAATTCTGATGAGAGTGGGAATAACAGCGTCGACGTTTGATTTGCTTCATGCTGGTCATGTAGAAATGTTACGTGAAGCAAAGCAACAATGCGACTATCTAATTGCATGTTTACAAATTGATCCGAGTATTGATCGTAAAGAAAAAAATCCACCCGTTCAAACGATAGTGGAAAGATATACTCAACTCGAAGCAGTAAAATATGTGGATGAAGTTATCCCATATTTACACGAATCAGATCTTGAAGATATTTTGCAAATGAGGGATGTACAAATTCGCATTCTTGGTGTAGAATATAAAGATACAGATTTCACTGGTAGAGATATTTGTAAACAACGGGATATCATACTATATTTTAATAAGCGTGATCATAGATTTTCAACAAGTGGATTGAGGGAAAGAGTAACCAATGCTAAAAACTGAAGATATTAGAGATACTTTTATTTACGCTTTAGATAATGAAAAGTTTCAAATTGATCGCACCGGTTGTAAAATGATTGAAATCATTGGTGCTAGTTTTGAAGCTGATCAACCATATATTTTTGGTACTCCTAATGATGCATACATTAAATCAGAAATTGATTGGTATGAGTCTATGAGCACTAACGTAAATGATATCCAGTATCCAAATGGAGTACCTGCTGCATGGAAACACAGCGCAAATAAACATGGTGAAACAAATTCTAACTATGGTTATCTAATTTATTCTGATAAATATTATAACCAGTATGGACAAGTTCTTGACGAATTGTTAGCAAATCAAGAAACTACTCGTCGAGCAACTATGGTCTATACTCGCCCGTCAATTTGGGAAGAATATAAAGAACATGATAAAAATGACTTTATTTGTACAAACACTGTTTCATATTATCTAAGACCAGAAGTTGGAGATGTTGAAAAAAACTTTGAATATGAATTACACGCTGTTGTCCAAATGAGATCAAATGATGTTGTGTTTGGTTATAAAAATGATTATGCTTGGCAAAAGTATGTATTGGATCATTTAGTAGATGATTTTAATTCACTAAGTACTGATCTACAAGCTACAGCTGGTAGTATTATTTGGCAAGTACAAAATCTCCACGTGTATTCTCGCCACTTTACATTAGTAGATCCTAACTGGAAAGAGTGATTTGTATATGGGATTAGATAAGTGGGATCAAAGATATTTAAAACTTGCTGAAGAAGTAGCAAGTTGGTCGAAAGACCCGTCACGCAAAATTGGTGCTGTGGCGGTAGGAGCCAAAGGTCAAGTATTAGCCCAAGGCTTTAATGGTTTTCCTCGAGGGATTGATGATAACGACGAACGTTATAATGATCGCGAAAGGAAATACGAGCTGGTAGTTCACGCTGAAATGAACGTAATTTATAATGCAGGATATAATGGAGTATCTTTAGATAATGCTACATTATATGTCACTGGACTACCAGTATGTTCAGAATGCGCAAAGGGTATTATTCAAGTTGGTGTAAAACGTGTTGTTATGCGCAACATGGAAATACCACCAGTTTGGGAAGTATCTTGGCGCAAAACTAAGGAGATGTTTGATGAGACTGGTATCAAATACGAATTCATTTGAAAAAGAAACAAAGGTGTTACCCATCATGGAAACAAAAACAACTAATGAAGATTTATTTTTACAATTACAGCAGCTGTCGCAACGCGTTAAACAATTAGAAATTGATTTAGCTTGGGCCACAAAATCAGCTGGTCAATCTGAAAACGTCAACTAAGGGAACCGGGTTGAGGAGATTCTACGCTCCTCAACCCATTTTGAAAGAATTATATTATGATCGATTGCTTTATTATCCCAACTCTTGGTAGAGTCAATAAACAAATTACCTATAATAACCTACCAGAAGAATATCAAAATAAAACATTCTTTGTCGTACAAGCTCATGAATTTGATGAAATGGTTGAGATCTATGGCAATAAAGTTTTAAAGCTTCCAGAAGAAATTAATAGGATTGCTCCAACTCGAGAATGGATCTTTAACGAATTTAAAAATACTCGTCATATGGTATTAGATGATGACTTAGACTTTGTTGTAAAAGAACCAAATCCGGGTGAAGGAACCAAATGGCTAAGTCGTAAATTTACTCGTCAAGACTTTGATGATGCATTTAATCTAATAAATGATTGGATGGATGAAGGAATTATCTATGGTGGATTCTTACCTGCATGGGTTATCCCAGATGTAAATCAATGGCCAATTCGTGAATGCCAGCGCATTATGACTAATGTTTTTTATGACGGTCCAAATGTGCCAACTGATATTGAATGGAATCGCGTTGCTGCAGCAGAAGATTTTGATGTAAATTTACAACTTCTAACTCGTGGGTTTAAAAATAGAATTAGTGCTAAGTATATGGTAACATGTTCAGAAACAAATGCTGAAGGTGGTTGTTCTACATGGCGCACACTTGAAGTACATAACGAAGCTCAACGCCAATTAGCTTCTTTATGGCCTGAATATATAAAGGTAAAAGAAAAGTTAGTTCCATCTGGTCCATGGAAAGGTCAGATTAAATTAGCTACTACTATTCAACATAAAAAAGCTTATTTGTCAAGTCAAACAAATAGCTTAGAGGAATTTTTTTAATATGAATTATGCGAGTATAGTACCACTTATTGGCGGTGAAACTATAGCAATGCAACAAGCATTTGGAACAAAGCCGGAGTATATTTTAAGCTATGAAGTTTTTTCAAACAACGACAAACACCTCCTCGAATACTACGGAGGAACAGTACCATACACACTCCTTGACAATGATACTTCAAAGCTGGGTAGCGCTCATGGCGTTGATGTTGTTAACACCGTTTGTCCTTGCGCTGGCCTTAGCAGCCTTAGTCCTTCTTCCGCTTCTGATAGCCCTACAAATGACTGGATGTTACATACATCACGTCTTGTGCTTGAGCATATTAAACCTACAGTTTTTTGGGGGGAAAATGCACCGCGCTTGGCAAGCAAAATGGGATCGCCGATCGTCTCAAAACTCAGAGCAATTGGAACTGAATTTGGATATTCCTTCTCAATCTTCAAAACTAAGTCGCTTCTTCATGGCCTTTCGCAAGTAAGAGATAGAACATTTTATTTTTTCTGGAAGGGCGATAAAGTCCCTGTTTTTGAATATATAAAGAGGGACCACGAAAAAATCGAGGATACGATACGTTCCGTGAAACGGGATCCTAATGATCCAATGAGCCAAATCCTCACAAATTCTCGTGTGCCGTCTGATAATCCGTTTTATAAGTACGTCCTTCAAGAAATAGAAGGAGGTATTACTCATGCGGAATTTGCAAATAAGATTGAAAAAACCACGAATCCATTAGACTATATTGAGGCACATAAGATCTCATATTTAGATGTAGGTAAATGGATGAAAGCTCATAACTATGAGCGTGAAGAAGCCAAGTGCATTCGTATGTACGATAAACTTGCGGCTGGTGGTAATATCATGAGAAAGAATACCGAGATCCCTAAGGATTATATTGGTGCTTTTGTTGGCCATATGCCAACGTCATTAACTCATCCTGATGAAGATCGATACCTAACTATTCGTGAATGTTTGGCAATTATGAAATTGCCTAATGATTTTCAGCTTCATGGTGGTTTATCAAACTTAAATCACATTTGCCAAAACGTACCAGTTTCTACAGCAAAAGATATGGCTATGGAAGTAAAGTCTTTTATTGAGGGTAGATCTCATAATAAAATGCTTGATACTAATTTTCTTATTCAAGATAATAAAAGTCAAACACTACAATATGAAAATAATGGTTTACAATTAGATGAATTTATGGTATAATATAACTTAATTAATCAAAAGGAAATAGGAGTACTATATGTCCATTATGGATAAACTAAAAAAGAATTCCAGAGTCAAACACACTGAAGTTCTTTCTGAATCTAAATTCTTTACCGATAAAGATATGATCCCAACAGATGTACCAATGATTAACGTAGCTTTATCTGGCAGTGCTGATGGTGGTCTAGCTCCAGGACTAACAGTTCTTGCCGGTCCATCAAAACACTTTAAAACTTCGTTTGCATTGATTATGGCTTCGGCATATCTTAAAAAATATCCTGAAGCAGTATTATTGTTTTATGATTCAGAGTTTGGTTCACCACAACAATACTTTGAACAATTCGAGATCGATACTTCTCGGGTATTGCACACACCTATTACAAACGTAGAAGAACTTAAATTTGATATTGTACATCAATTAGAGTCTTTAGATTATAACGATCGAGTTTGTATTGTTATTGACTCTGTTGGTAACCTAGCTTCAAAGAAAGAACTTGAAGATGCACTGAATGAGAAATCAGTTGCTGATATGTCTCGTGCAAAAGCATTAAAAGGTTTGTTCCGTATGTGTACACCATATCTAGCAATGAAGAATATCCCATTGATTGCGGTTAACCATACTTATCAAGAGATTGGATTGTTCCCTAAGGCTATTGTTTCTGGTGGTACTGGTATCTATTACTCAGCCGATAATATCTGGATTCTTGGTCGCCGACAAAATAAGACTGGAACTGAAATTACTGGTTATGACTTTGTAATTAACGTTGAGAAATCTCGTTATGTCAAAGAAAAATCAAAGATTCCTATTTCAGTATCTTGGGAAGGTGGCGTACAAAAGTTCTCTGGTCTTCGTGAAATTGCACTTACAGGTAACTATATTGCCAAACCTTCTAATGGCTGGTACGCCAAAGTTGATAGAGAAACTGGAGAAATTTCAGATCAAAAGGTACGAGAAAAACAAACTCTTGACCCCGAATTCTGGACATCTATTTTTGAAGAAACCGATTTTAAAGAATATTTAACTCAGTGTTATAAAATTGGTGGCAATAAGATTATTGAGATTGATGATGATATCATTGAGTGAAAATAAAGACTATAAATTAGTACACCACGAAGAACATCCAGATGCTTGGGCAGTACGCTTTGAGTCTGGTGACTTCGTGGAGACTACTATTGTCTTTGGTGAAATTGGATATAACGATAAAGAAGAGGCATTAACTTTTGACTTTCAAATTGTAGATACACCCGATGAAAACCTATCAGTTGAAAATAATGGTTTACAAAACTTCGCTGGTATGGTATTATTAGATATTATTGATAAAGGCCTTGAAGAAGGCTTTGTGAAAGCTTATGATCGGGAAAATGGAGATGAACTTACAAATTGAGAATACAATACTGCGTAATCTTTTAACTAATGAAGATTACATGCGTAAGGTGTTACCATTTATTAAACCAGAATACTTTGAAGGGCCATATAGAGCGCTCTTTAAAGAAGCTGGTAAATTTGTCGCAAAATATAATAAACTACCAAGTCAAGAAACTTTCTTAGTAGAATTAAATGAGCATTCAAATCTAAATGGTGATACTTTTACTGCTGCAGTAGAAATTGCTAAACAATTATTTGTTGGTGATACAGTAGATGAAAATTGGTTACTTGATAATACTGAAAAGTGGTGTCAAGATCGTGCAATTTATAATGCAGTAATGGAATCTATTAATATTATTGATGGTAAACATGATACTTTAACTAAGAATGCTTTACCAGATCTTCTTACAAAAGCTCTTGGCGTAGCCTTTGATACTAATGTTGGTCACGATTATGTTGATAATGCTGAACAACGATTTGATTTCTACCATACAGAAGAAGATAGGATTCCCTTTGATCTCGATTATCTCAATAAAATTACAAAGGGTGGTGTACCACGTAAAACACTTAACATTGCCCTTGCAGGTACTGGCGTTGGCAAGTCTCTATTCATGTGTCATGTTGCTAGTGGCGCTTTGGTAGAAGGTCGTAATGTTCTTTATATTACGATGGAAATGGCAGAAGAACGTATTGCTGAGCGTATCGATGCTAACTTATTGAATGTTCCCATTGATCAACTCGATAAAATGTCAAAAGATATGTTTACAAGTAAAATTGCAAACTTAGCTCGTAAGACTACAGGTCGATTGATTGTAAAGGAATATCCTACTGGGTCAGCTCATGCAGGGCACTTTAGAGCTTTATTGAATGAGTTGAAATTAAAGAAACAGTTTGAACCTGATATTATCTTTATTGATTACTTAAATATCTGTGCTTCATCTCGAATGAAGGGAATGGGTGGTGCAATCAACTCATACACTTACATTAAAGCAGTTGCTGAAGAATTACGTGGACTTGCCGTCGAATTCGATGTGCCGGTGTTCTCTGCAACGCAAACGACTCGCTCGGGTTATTCTAACTCAGATGTTGGGCTTGAAGATACGTCCGAGTCTTTTGGATTACCCGCTACCGCCGATCTTATGTTTGCACTCATCTCAACCGAAGAACTCGAAAAAGATGGACAACTTATGGTCAAGCAACTTAAAAATCGTTATAATGATCCCACGCTTTATAAAAGATTTGTTGTCGGTATAGATAGATCTAGAATGAGACTATACGATGTGGATCAATCTCAAGAACCACAACTGGTTGATGATACTCCAGTTTTTGATAAGTCAAATGCCGGTGGTAGAATTTCAGCTGAAAAATTTGATGGATGGAAACTATGAAATTAGATGTAATTAGCTATGACTCAGACCAAGGCATTATTTCATTAGAAATGGATGAAGCCGCTAAGCAATGGATTTTGGATAGAGGATTTAACGAGATACTTAAGGATAGTATAAAAAATTCCTTAAAACCAGAAGAAGCCCAATATTACCAACCAGGCCAGGATCCACAGACATGAAAGCACGATTAATCTCATATTCGCAAACCCCAGAAGGAGAACTATATGTCGGTAATGATATCCAAGAACTCGTGGCGTATTGCGCCCGTGTATCCAACCCCTCGAACCAAATTTCTTCTGCGACGTCAGAAAGGTTACTTGCCTATCTCGCAAAGCACAAACACTGGTCACCCTTCGAAATGGTATCTGCTTGCATAGAAGTTGAAACAACTCGAGACATTGCAAGACAACTATTAAGGCATAGATCATTTTCATTTCAAGAGTTTTCTCAACGATATGCTGATGTTCGTGATTTAACTGATGAGTTTGAGATTAGAGAAGCTCGATTGCAAGATACAAAGAATCGTCAGAACTCTATTGAAACTGATAGTGAAGAACTTCAGAGGGAATGGGATCGGCATCAACGTAGAGTACTTTGGATGGTGCAAGAAGTTTATGCGTGGGCTTTAGATCATGGTATTGCAAAAGAACAAGCTCGTGCTGTACTACCTGAAGGATTGACTAAGTCTAGGTTATATGTGAATGGTACCCTTCGATCTTGGATTCATTACATTGAGCTAAGATCTGCCAATGGTACTCAAAAAGAACATATGGAAATTGCAAGGGAATGTGCTTGTGCAATTGCTAAAATCTTCCCTCTAATTGATGAATATGTGGAGAATATTTAATATTTTTTTAAAATAATTCCTAAGTTATTGATTTTCCTCTCAAACTAAATGCACTTTTTTTCAAATTAAGTGCATTTTTTTGTTTACAAAGGCTAAAAAGTATAGTATAATATACTTATAAAATGAAAAAAGGAACTAAACCAATGATGAATGACTTTGTAGAATCTGTACTTTGTGATGATGTTACTTTACCACCAGCTGGTAGTCGTATCACTTATACTTATATTTCAGGTGGGGATTATCCCAACTATGAAAAATCTCAAGTATCGTCATTTTTGTCTTCAGGTGATGAAGCAGATGTTATCCGCGCTGCAAATAGTCTTCGTATTCAGGCCGACTTTGATTGGCATTATTTTATCGAAGCTTTTAGAAAAGATGCAGATGGTTCATATGAAATTGTTTTAGGTTCTTAGGAGAGATAGTTATGTTAGCTTATTGTGATTATATTGCAGATGCAGTACAAAAAGGTTTGATTAGAGATCAATACATGAATCCCGATCGTATCAAGTTGAGCGATGTTTCAAAAGTTCAAATGGATTTACATCCTGACAAAGGTTATTTCGTATCTACTAAAAAAACAATTAGTGTTGAAGATATGAATGGTAAGAAATATAAAATTACAGTGGAGGAAGTGTAATGTCAAAAATGATGGGTGGATTAATTGCTTTCTTTGGGTTTATTCTTATTCTTGGATCAGCGGGATCAGATTGTGATGGCGCGTGTATGGAAAATGCAATGTCATTAACTCAAATTATTGCCTTTACATTGGCTGGTTTTTGTTGTATAATAATAGGTATAATATTGATGAAAGGAAACGATTATGAGTAAGATGGGACAAGCAGTTTTTGAGGGGCAAGAATTTGCTCAAGAAAATTATAATACACCTCGTGACCAGTTCATGACTATGGTTCGTGCAGAATTTGCTAGTAAACCAATACAGCGTGAATCTGCAATTGAGGAATTTGAAACAATTGGTAATGATTTAGCAGATTATGCTGCTTATATTGCGGAGGGTATGTACAATGGCGATTGAACCACAACGTTATCCAACTGACTCATATGTTGGCACTTTTTCACCTGATAATGAAAAAGACATGCAAGAATTGCAAATGGTTAGAGGTATGGTTTCGCGATTTAACGAATGGAATAAACAGCGTGGAGATGACTATCGCTGGAGAGTTGTTATTCGTGGTCGTAAGCCATACCAAAAAATGAAAGCTGTTCACCCACATTATGCATTCTGTAATTCAAAAGGCGAGGTTTCTTACGATTACTTTGGAAATATTGTCGGTGGAATCAAAAATGCTTCACTTTATAAAGCATACATTTATAGGAGATAAAATGATAGACTACAAATATAATGAAGGTGAATTGATTCGCCAATTTAAATCATATATTGATTCTACGTATAAAGGTCATTATTCAACTGACAAATTTCAAGCAACTGAATTTATTATTGATGGTGGTCATGGTACTGGATTTTGTATTGGTAACGTTATGAAATATGCTCAACGTTATGGTAAGAAAGGATCACCAGATGATGCAAGGAAAGACCTTATGAAGGTCCTTCACTATGCACTCATCCAGTTATATATCCATGACCTTAGTTCGCAAGTGGATTGTCCAGTGACCGCTGCAACTTCTTTGTCAACTGATCTTCAAGGTCCTTCAGATCTCGAGCTACCTTTGTCTCAAGGTCTTTTATAGTATTATCATTTCGCTCTGCAAGACGACTGGCCTTTTGGTCATAATCGTTTTGTAGAGCGTCTCTTTTTGCCTCAAATCGTTCTTCTGCATTTACTATAAGTTCACGAGTTTCTTGTTCAGAAGATCTAATTTTGTCTTCCATACGATCTACTTGCTTTTCAACCGAAAGAATATCATCTCTTAAACCAGATTTAATGTCTCGTGTATATTCTATAGCTTCTTCAATACGAATCATTTGTTCATCCATCTTTTGAATAACTAAAGTATTTTCAGCTTTAATTGCATCCACATCGATGTTTTCAACAATTTCTTTCATATTCCTATAGTCATTATAGAATTCGAATCCACCCCAAGCAGCACCGCCTAGAGTTGATAGAGCAGTAAGAACCATAAACATTTTTCCACCACGAAAGGTGGTTCCAGCAAATTCGAATTCTGCCATGTTATTCTCCTATTTGCACGTTTCTTTTTCTATGACCATTCCATGCAACAAAACCACCAATACGTAAAGCCCAATAGGCTAAGTAGTTAAGTAAATGGAATCCATTTTGTTCAATATTAATGTCTCTAAAGATCATATCAGCTTGTCTTTGATTCATAAGATGCGTTGTAGTACCATCAACTTTAAGTAGTCTTTGATATTTGTATGCGTAGTCATGAATAAGACCACCCATTAACAATACCCCAGTTGGTGATAACCAAGTAGCTAAAAATTTAGGTACTGATGCGCCATCAAAAGTAAATCCTGCTGGAATTACAAATTCTTCATTTTGCAATTTATATTTAAAATCTTCAGCAATTTCCCATTGACGCACACCCACAAACCACATCCATATAGCTCCCCAGAAACCTTTGCCCGCAGTTTCTATTTTAATAGGTCGCATGTTAGGCATTTCTTCGTATGAAAAGCTAACCAATTCTTTATCATTATCAACACCAAATAGATTAGCAATAAACCCGATAAGTACGAGTATACCAACAATTGTAAATTGCCAGAAATTAACTAATTGATCTATTATTGTTGTAAGCATTTGAATTCTCCTAACCTAATTTGTCTTCTTTAAATACTGGTTTCCATTCCCATTTTGGAACTTTTGACCAGTATTCTTTTGGAGTTGTAAAAGATTGTTCCCATTGCATTGAAATAACTCTAGATTTAAAATAAAAGTAAGTTGTTACTGATAATCCTAAAGCCATTAAAATTCCGCAAATAAGGAAATATATTTTTTCTTTTTTAGAATATAAATCATACATATGAATCTCTCCTTAATCGTCTAAGGTAACTACACCTTCGGCAATCAATCTTTCACGATTAACCATGTGTGCAGCCTGAGTTTCTTCTTTACTTCCACCAAAGTAAGGAACGCAATGTCCTTCTTCTATCATAATTTCGGTAATCATTCGACCATCTTCAGCAACAAAGTCACCAAGGACACGGCCAAACTTACCTTTCATATCTTCACCATTTTTAGCAATTTGTGTTCTTAAAACTGCAACATCACCAAGAAGTTCTTGCAATCTTTTCTTAGCTGCAAGACCGAATGCTTTTTCTGTTAAATCACGAGTGCGACTTTCAGGAGTATCAATACCCATAATTCTTACACGTTCATCAGATAGCACAACACCAAATCCCAATTCAATATCAACATCAACGGTATCACCGTCTACTACTTTGTTGACTTTAACTCTATATTCGTACATTATTTTCTCCTAGAGCGCTTTAATGCTCGTTTGATTCTTTTCTGTTTTAGAACGGCTATAGCCCATCTTAAAACTTCAATAAAGTACATTTTAATTTTCAAAGCCGCTTTGAGCGTTTAATTTCTTTAAAGCTTCTAATTCTTCTTGGAGCTTTAAAACTTCTATTCGTTTTTTTCGTAATTCTAATTCATATAAAGAATTACAATTGATTCGTTCTTTAGGTCCATCTAAAGGGATTGTAATTCTAGCATATACGCCAATATCTTTAGTAGATGCACCATTGTCATTAGAGAAAGGACTATTGTAATTGTCAATAATTCCTGTTACTCCAAACTCAAAATTGGTTGATCCACCAATAGCATTTTTACAATCAATTTCTCCTGATCGAATACTATCTTGGCCATATTGAGTTCCAGGTGATGGCATTTGCAAATTGAGTGAACTATTTTCTGCCATGGCTTCTATACTAAATAAAAGACTGGTTATTATTATCGCTAAATACTTCATAAAATTCACCTATTTGTTTTGTCTTTGATGCTGAAACTTTGAACATATTCTAGAAGATATAGCAGTTCTTATATCACTAGCTTTTCTTAATTTACTTTTAGAACAAATGTATGTTGCAGCTTCGTAATCAGCTTTTCGAATATACACATCAAAAGTAACATGACTTAGATATCTTATTTTTAATATCTTATAAGTTGACACAAATGGTATTTCTTTAAAGTCTTTATCGAATACGCCGATTTCATAAAATTCAACATCTTCCCGCTTATTAAACATCTTCATAGTGGTTTTATACACACCATCTATAGCTACGGTACTTAGCTTTGGATATGTTGGAATCATTTCATGCGCACTAGCAGTACCAGCATATAATGCTAATACTGCTAGTGGTAATATAATATTTTTTAACATAACAAACACTATCCTATTACTGAGCAATACATTCAGCAGTTACTAGTGCTGTGTAGTTTCCACCTGGAAATGATTTACTACCACCCATCGTTGCGACAGATGCTGTTTTAAACCATGTACTTCCAGTTGCGGTGAGATCATATTTGTCAGTCATACCAGTTTGAATTTTATTTGATTCATATGAACCCATGCCTGTTGCATCAGATACTGCCTCAACTGTTGTATTACCAGTAAACGTTACTTGATCTGGTAATGCTGGACTAGATGAAAATTCAGTTGGTGGAGTAATTACTGCATAATAAGCATCAGCTAGAGTTACATCAAAACGAATAATAGGTGGTAATCCACCATCAGCTGGTGCAGTTGTTAGTGTATACGCATTAGGGTTTCCAAACACACCAGCAGTGTCAGTTTGAATAATGCATCTAGATGTTACAATACCATTAATTGGCACTTGTTCTGCCTTAGCATAAGTTAAGCCAGACCCTAATATGCCCATGCCTACACTTAATGCTATAACTTTTTGTTTAGTGAACACATATCTCATGTGTTTTCTCCTATAAGTTTAGAGTGACATAATATTACTTGTATTGCATATCCACTAATTCATTATGCAATATTTGTTGAGCTAAGTTATTTCTTAAACCTGTTCCGTTATCAGGCAATTTAGAATCAACTAATTCAATAGTTTCTTTATATGCGCCGCCTGATATTGTTTTATTGTATCCTTGAGCAATTACAGCTAAATTAGCAATTTCATTCATTTGTTGAATTAATTGATTTTCTGCGAATAAGGCTGAAGCATCAGTAGCAGATAAAGCTTTTTCTAATCTGTACTTTCTAACTTTTTCTTCAGCTTCTTCCTTTTCTTTTTCTTTTTCTTTTTCTAGCTGCTCGTCATTTTCTTGTATAAGAACTAATTCTTCATTACTTAAATCTACGTTTTCATCTTTAGTTGCGTCATATAATGTAGTTAGATCTACTGTAGGTATTTCAATGTCCAGTTTAGGTTCAACATATCCTGGACAATTGGGATCAAACTGTGGATCAAAACAAGGATTAACTCTGTAATTATAACTTACATTTGCATCAGTAACTGAACCATCACCCTCAACAGCAATAGATCCATCTCCCCATGCGGCTCTTGGAATTCCAGGATTCACTTGAACGACTTTATTGATTATAGTTCCTCCCAATGATCCTGGTCTCCATTCGTCAGTCTCTCTAAAAATATATCCAGACCCACTAGCGTTTTCATTTTGAATATGCACAGTGGCAGCATCTTCAGTTTTCTTTTGAATCGTATAATTGTAAATAACTGCATTAATATCCAACCCTGCGACGTCAGGCAGAATATTCTTCATTACCCATTGATGCCCATTACTAGCGGCATTACCAGTTCGACCTGGATACGGGGCAATACTTTCAGAGTAGCAGTAAGAAGGCCAAAAGACCCATACCACCAACAGTAGCAGCTTCTTTAACATTGATATTATCCGAATCTTCTAATTCTTTTCTCGTAGTCTCAACGTGGGTTTCCCAACCAAGACGCGCGGCATCACCAATTGTTCCATTATATGGACAGGGTGTACCAGCATGATTCATAGCATCAAAGATCTTTGAATCTTGACACATGACAGACACTGCTGCGACCTTCATACCCATATCGTATAAAGTCTTAGCATTTTTTAATCTGATACAATTTTTTTCGGTGTAAGTGGTACCTGCAGAGATACCAAGAATTTGCGTTTGGACAGCACCCGCTACGCCAATAGTACATAGATCACTATTGCTACCACTACTAAATTGTGGTGAGATTGCGGACGGAGGTGGTTGTTTTACCGTTGTGGTCATTTGACCGTTCGTTGTCACTGTGCTATTACTTGTCGAGTCAGTAACAATGACGTCTTGTTCTTGTGCCATTGCCGGTAATGATATATACATAATAAAGCTAGCACAGATTGCTAGCTTCTTAAACATTCTAAATCCTCATAAAATAGATAATAAAAGTTTGTATTTCAATCTTATTTATAAAAAAAACTGTTTACAAATACATTTTTATGTGGTATAATAATAGAGTTAATCCGGAAAGAGGGGGATACCCTTAATATTCCGACAATATACTAACTGAAATGGAGAGAAATATGCTCAAAAAACTTGTTAAGTTATTATCTAAAATGTTTAATAGTAAAGAAAAAACGCCAGGATATTTAGGTAGAGACATGTCAAAACATAGAGTACACTCCACGAAGTATGAAGATCTTTGTAAGTAAGTAGTATAAATAAAAATGATTCAGTGAAACTGGATGGATGTAGGCTGGACGTGGGGGCAGTACCCACCGCCTCCACCATAAACACATTTACTGAGTGTGCTTATGATGGGGGCGAAATAGGATCGACAGATACGTGAAGGCAGCGGAGAATCACAAAAGTAAATGCAAACGATAACTTTGCTCCTCAAGATTACGCTCTAGCAGCATAGTCGGATAGGGTTTCGGTAGGTTTCCTAGTAACAGAATAACCTACCATTCGTTTTTTTAAGAGGAAGTATCATTATGAAAAGATATGTAATAATGTTTACTTTACTCGTTTGTGCTTCTACTTTAGTTTTTGCTAATGATGCTACTCCTCGGGTGAGCACAATGCAACTACCAATATTTTGTGGAAAAACAGATGATATTGTAGAAAATTTAAAAAATAAATATGATGAAGAAATTATATTTGTAGCACCTAGTGAAACATCGACTGGTGAAGGTCTTTTTCATTCATTGTGGATTAATTATGATACATTAACATGGACATTTATAGTAGTAAATAAAACTCGTGGTACCACATGTGTAATTACATCTGGTGATAAATTTAGTACTAACGTTTTAGCAAATAAAGGTACTCAAACGTAAATGGATGGAATTGAAGTTGAAGAGATCTCCTTTGATCAAATTGTAGAATATTGGAAAGAAGTAGATCACTTCAATGATCCCAATAAAAACTATAGACAACTGGTTAGCCAATTAGGGCCATTTCGTTCTAGTATAGATAATCCTATATCCAAATGTTATGGGCTATATGATCGACATCCTGAAGTAGACTTTGATGGGATTATAGGAGTTACTCAATTATATGAGTGGGATATATCTACCATTCGTTTTCGTACTATAAATATTCGTAAAGAATGGCGACATCAGGGATTAGGCGCTCTTCTTTTAGAAGAAGCTTATGAAAAACATTGGTCAAATTATCTAAAAATGTTTGGTTGGATGAAAATAAGTAAATTAGATTGGGCATTACAGAATGGATTCCAAACCATTTCTGGCACAGAACAAGATAATCACATTGGTGTGATAAAAGAGATGTGATTAATCACGTTTAGGTTATATTATATTATGCATGGATTATATTCAAATACTATTGAACGATTTTTAATTATCGATCAAGATGTACACTCTCTATACGAGACAGCCACAGTACTTACCTCTAAAATATTGTGTAACATAATTCCAGTCACATTGCCTGAAATTGATAATAGCGTATGTACTAATTGGACACTAGGTAACCCAAAGGGATACCGCCAGTCTTCTCCATATCCATATCTAGTAATTAAACCACAAGATTCTTATGTAGATTTGGGTCCTCAGCAGAACACTCCACAAGACATCTTTGAGTCTCATTTAGATTATATTCGCATGACGTTTGTAATTATAAAATCTACTATAAAAACTGAAATGGAACTTCCATCATCGTACGAATCTATTTTTTCTTTTGTAGATTCAAAGGGAATTGAAACATATAAAGATATGGGTTATCATGCATCTGATGGTGGTCACAAAGACTTTGAGAATGGATTTAAAGAAGCAATTTACGAGCTAATTTATTATTCAAAAGATGTTGACGAATTATATGACAACATCATGGTTGCCTTTAGTAAATCTAAAACAAGCAACCTACGAAAAAGAAAATTTTATGAGAATTTGAGTCGATATGCAAAACCGTTTTTTTCTAATACATTATACACCTTTTAAATTTTACCATCGTAAAGTTATGAAAAAATATAACTTTCAAAACGATGGAGCTAAGTTTTTTTATAATATCTCATTAGCATTTGGGTATAATTCATATTCTCCAAGAGATGGAGAGTGGGATACTCCATGGGGTGATGATTTGGTATTACCGCCTGGTTATGATATGCCAGATTTATCAAAAGACTTTAATAAATCATTTGCGCAAATTAGTGATGAAACAGCTTTAAATATCGCAAAAAGAATTGATAATACAGATGAACAATTTCTTATTCTATATTCTGGTGGTATAGATTCAACAGCAATTGTTGCGGCATTAATTAAAAATCTTACAGATAAACAATTAGATAATATTACAATTTCAATGAGTTTTGACTCAATTATTGAGAATGAATTCTTCTATAATAGATTTATTAAAGATAAACTTAAGATTCATAACAGTAAAGAATTTGATATGAGACGTACTGTTGTGGAACAAAACTATACAGTTATTGTAGGTGATCAAGGTGATGCTCTATTTGGTACTGAATTAGGTACTAAATTATATCCGTCAATTCCTTATTATTTTGATTATACAAAAGAAGCATATGCGTTAAAAGATAATATTGACAACCCAGAAGTTCATTATAGCGAATATAAAGAAGCAATTATTAAGTATTTTAATCTTTGTTTAGATGGTAGATATTTTAAATATTCTAATACCGAAAAATCATCTCTTGATAAAGCATTTGGCGAAATGTATTATAACAAAATGGTTAGAAATATTGAAACAGCAAAGTGCAAAGTAACTACCTTACATGATTTCTTTTGGTGGATTATCTTTAATCCAAAATATATGCATTGTGCGCTAAGGGCTGGAAGCATTCAATCAACAGGTGTTGATCGTAGTAAAATATACGAAAAACAAATTAATTGGTTTAACGCTGTAGACTTTCAATTATGGTCTATGGTAAATAATAATAACGGCCAAAAAATCTTAGGCACAACACAGGGTCGTTATAAAATGGCAGCTAAAGACTATATACATAGTTTAGATGCCAATGATTGGTACTATTGGTACAAAATGAAAATACCATCTAAACAAATCATTGTGAATCGGCATCGAATTGCGATAAACGATGAACTAGATAATATGTTTGGTTTAGATGAAAATTATCAAATGAAATATTTTAACAACGAAGGAATAGAAGAGTATTTTTATGAAAAACTTAAAAACTTTAATGGTTAGCGCGACAGTTGCGTTTACACTAGGGTCTACACACGCTTTTGCAAAAGAAGACATCTATATTCAAAGTCCGTATTCAGCGTCTCATGGCGGAACACCCGCGTATTTAGCAATTGTCGAAGAAGCTAATAAGATTCAAGATCAATTTCAATTTCATCTTGAAAATAAACCAGGTGGTCAGCAAATTATTGCTGTAAAACAAATGGATGCATCTCCACAAAATAGATTATCTATTATCGCACCAAAATATGTAGAACATACTAGATCTGGTAAATTAGATCGTGAAAAATATGTTCCTATTCATGCTTTAGGATCTGCATGCTGGATTGTAATTTCGAATCTAGGAGATTCAATTGAGGCTATGCGAAATGCTGGTAAAGATGTCATGACCGTTGGTGGTGTAGGTATTGGTAATGCTACGCATTTGACATCTCTCCAAATTGGTGAAGCAGCTAAAACCGAAATCAATTACGTAATTTTTAAATCTAATTATGAAGGATTGGTGTTAATGGCAGGAGATGGATCAGTCAATATGGTAGTAGAAAAAGCTAAAAACTATATCCAAATGAAAACTAAAAATCCAAATATTCAAGCCGCCGCGGCTTCGTGTACTTCCCGCCATCCACTTCTTCCAGAAGTAGCAACATTAGCTGAACAGGGAGTATCTGCTCCACAAGTATTTAATATTACTGTTGCTTCTTCAGAAATGCCAACACTAAAAAGATTGAAGCTTGGATATGTATTAAATGCTGCTACAAAAAATCTTGGTAAAGATAAAGTATTTGGACTATCAGACATGAATTCACCGGTATTTGATGGTAAAGATATTGGTGCATTCTATTTAGAAAATATTGCGATCGTTGAAAAGCTTTTAATTAAGCATAACGACAATATTAAGAAATAAAACATATAAATAAAGTTGGTTGCAAACCAAAACGTAAACACGTGTTAACATTAGGAGTTTAACAATGAAAACCATTCGTTGGGTTATTGCTCATGAGCCTATTGATTTGTTTCTGCGCGCTGCAGAAAGATTCAAAGCGCAAGTACTTGAGCAAACAAATGGTGCTTTAGACATCGAAATTCTTTCTTTGACTGAGTACTCAAATAAGTATAATGGTGGCGAAAAAGTCACTAAACAAGATCTTCTCCAGTTAATGGAAGATGGCGTTGTAGAAGCATCGCAGATGTATACTACATGGCTTGGTGATTGGAATAAAGATATGTATGCACTTGACATGCCTTTCTTGTTCCGCGATCATGACCATGCAGATAAAGTTCTAGAAGGCTCTATCGGCCAGTCTCTATTGGATGGACTTAAGGCAAAATCACCTGTACAAGGTTTGGCCTTTACATATTCAGGTGGATACCGTGTTATCCCGTCTGAAAAAGAATTAGATACCGTCGCTGCTTTTGAAGGTATGAGCATTCGTACTTCTAAGTCTCCTGTTGCTGTAGACACATTTAAAGCTCTAGGCGCAAATGTTGTTGATTCAGTTGAACTTGAAGAAATGAATGAAGCACATGCAAATGGTGTTATTGATGGTGGTGAGTCTACATATGTACGTATTCTTCCTCTTAAGCAGGGTGAAGCATTTGGTACAGTTAATGACACTGCACATTCACTTTTCCTTACCTCAATTATTGTTGGTAAAGAATTCTACGCTGGTCTAGATGAAAAGACTCAAGCCGTGTTGAAAGACGCTGCATTGAATGCTGCTCGTTTAGAGCGTCGTGAATCAGTTGCTTCTATCGATGGTATCGTAGATCAATGTAAGACCCAAGGCATTAAAATTGTTAAGATGGCTGAATCAGAAACTGCTAAGTTCAAAGCAGCTACTGCTCATCTGTACACAAAGTACATGAATGTTTTCAGTGATAATATCATTGAGAAAATTCAAAAGTCTTAAGCTAAAATAAAAATAGGATGTGATTTGAATGATTGATTATGAAGTAAGAGTTGTCGATGACGCTGTTCCAGCTGATCTTAGACATTCAGTATGGGAATACCTATTAGAACAAACTTGGACAGCCGCTTGGAAAAGGCAGAAAACTAGCAACTTTCATGAAATTCATGAATATGTTCCTGGTAAATGGAAAGCCAATGATTACCCCAAGCGGCTGGAAGAGCCCCGCCATTTATTCATGCCAAGAGCTCATTTTGCTTCTGACGAAGAAAGTCTAAAAGCTCATGATCCAATTTATAA